AACTCCTATTACAGGATTTACTCTTACTTCTACAACGGGATCCGCAACCGTTACTTTTAATAAAGTAGCTCATGGAGTTGCAGTGGGTTCTTACATTTTATTTTCATCTGTCACTTTACCGGGAGGTGGAGAGACTGGTTTTTCTGCTGGTCAATTTACCAATAACACTTATGAAGTTATTTCCTCAGACGATGACACCTTTACGGTTACTATGTCTACTACGGAATCAGGAACAGGAATGACTGCTCAAGGTTCTGCAACGGTTACTCCTTATGTAACGATCGGTCCTGTATTTGAAACCCCCGCTTATGGATTTGGAACGGGTGGTTATGGAAGAGAAGCATGGGGAACGGCACGATCTGCTTCTACCGTGGTCTTAGATCCTGGCTCCTGGTCGCTCGATAACTATGGACAGCTACTCGTTGCCACTGTTAGAAATGGACAAACGTTTACTTGGACGCCTTTAGCAGGAGAGCCTGCAGCATTAGAAACCAGAGCAAGCGTTGTAACAGATGCCCCTACTAGATCTTTAATGAGTCTGGTGTCAGATAGAGATAGACATTTATTTTTAATGGGAACCGAAACAATTATTGGAGATACGGGTACACAAAATAGAATGTTTGTACGTTTCTCTAATCAAGAAGATATTAATACTTGGGCTCCTACCGCAACTAATACCGCTGGTACTTTTTTGCTTGACCAAGGAAATGAAATTGTAACCGCTGTACAAGGAAAAGATTATGTATTAGTGTTAACCGATCAAGCAGCGTATGTAATCCAATTTGTAGGACCTCCTTTTACATTTTCACTTAGACAAGTTGGTTCCAACTGTGGATGTTTAGGACAGCATGCAGCTGTGTATGCACAAGGTGCGGTGTATTGGATGGGATTTGGTGGTGGCTTCTTTATGTATGATGGAACGGTAAAACAACTTCCATCTTTAGTAGAAGATTTTGTGTTTACCACTCAAGGAGATGGATTAGGAATTAATTATGATGCAAACCAGATTTCTTATGCTTATCACAATTCTTTATATAATGAAGTGGGTTGGTTTTATGCATCAAACAGCTCGCAACAAATTAATAGAAATGTAGTATATAATTTTATGGAACAAAGTTGGACGACTGGTTCTTTATCCAGAACGACATATGCAGATGCACATACCTATAATTTACCCTACGCTACTGAATTTACCACAAATGGAACTCCCACCTTCCCAGCTATTCAAGGAGTGACCAATATATATGGTTCTTCTCAATACTGGGCGCATGAAATAGGAACTAATGAAGTAAGCGCTGCCGGTGCAACTACGGCTATTCCTTCTTATATTTTATCAGGAGATTACGATATTTCTGAACAAGGGATTGCAGGAGATGGAGAAAATATTATGAGAGTATCTAGATTCATACCCGACTTTAAAAATTTATCTGGTAATGCAAAAGTCACTATGTTCTTTACTAACTATCCAGCCACGGATTCACAATCATCTTCTTCTGGTTCTTTAATTACAGGGCCGTTTACGGTGAGCACTACTACTAATTTTGTAAGTACTAGAGTTCGAGGAAGACAGGTTAGTTTAAAAATTGAAAATGAAAATTTAAATGAAACCTGGAGATATGGAACCTTGAGATTAGATATTCATGCAGGAGGAAGAAGATAATGGCAAAGATTACTGCAGTGATTCCAGAACCAAGAGAAGAGTATGATGTGTCTAATCAACGACAATTACGAGAAGGTTTAGATACATTAAAGAATGAGTTAAATTTTGGTTATCAAAAGGATTTAAAAAATGAACAAACACAATTTGAATGGTTTCTTAGCTAATGGCAAATTTTTATAAAAGCGAAACATTTGATTTAACCACCACTAATTTAACTACCGTGTTAAGTATTAATGCTTCCTCTATTGCTATTGTAAAAACGGTGCAAGCAGTTCATGACACAGCTAGTAATGTAGATACTCATTTAGTTTTAACCAAATCAGGTGGTTCTGATGTAAAAGTGAGTTATCAAGAATTAAATAAAGCTACAGAAAATATGTTAAAAGGACCTTTGAATATGGAAGCGGGAGATGTATTAAAAATGCAGGCGGGTTCTGCAAATGAGATTACTGGACAAGTGACTTATCTTTTGATAGATAGATCACAAGAGAATGGATAAAATAGAAACCACTACGAAACACACCTTTAGAAGTAAGTCTACTAATAAGACTTATGAAACTAAGGAAGAATTTTTACAACATCATGCGGAAGACGATTTAGCAGTGGATACCGCAGTGACCGTTACCAATGAAGGATTAAATCTTTTACAGAAAATAATGGGACAAAAATAATGCAACCACTTGGTGGAACCGAATTGCAAATGCAGTTCTTAGAAAGACATGTAGATAAAGAACTATTAAATCAAGTTCAAATTACTACTTCCGTTCCTGAAAAAATTCCTTTGTCTAAAGATAAAGTAAATATCTTATGGCAACACAATTCCTATGATCAAGCTAATATTGCACCTTGGTTTAAAGATACCTCTAATCATTCTAAATACGATTGGTATGTATTTAATTCTCATTGGAACTATGAAAAATATAGAATGTTTTTTAATCTTCCTACCGAAAAATGTTTAGTAATAAAAAATGGAATTCCTACTATTACCCCTAGAAATTTAGTTTATCAAAAGGGGGATCCGATCAAGCTTATCTTTCAACCAACTCCTTGGAGAGGTTTAAACGTAATATTAGCAGCAATGCAAATGATTCAAAATCCCCTCATCACTTTAGATGTATATTCCTCTACTGAAATTTACGGAGATCAATTTAAACAAGCTAATAATAAAAACTTTGAAGCTTTGTTTGAACAAGCAAAACAATTACCCAATGTTAATTACATTGGTTATAAACCTAATGCATATATAGTAGATCAATTACAAAACTATCACATCTTTGCTTATCCTAGTATCTTTGAAGAAACCTCTTGCGTCTCGGCGCTCGAAGCGATGTCGGCAGGACTCTATTGTATTACTACCAATTATGGAGCTTTGTATGAAACTTGTGCCGAATATGCAGCGTATATTCCTTATCAAAAGTCTTACGATAATCTAGCCAAGAATTTTGCTTATGCTATTGAGCGAGCAGCGGGGAACTTGGATAATGAAGTAGTACAATCACATTTACAAGATCAAATTAACTATACTAATAAATTCTATAGCTGGACTCGTATTGGTTCATTATGGGATAATTTTTTGAAAGGAGCTATTAATGCAAGACCCAAGTAAACCCATATGGATTAAAGATAAGAAAACAGAAGTGCCTAATGTTAAAACATTACCTTCTATTTTTGTAGCCACACCGGTACACAGTGAATGTTCTATTCATTACACACAATCTTTATTAGCGTTCCAACAAAAATGTATGGTCAATGGAATTTTAGTTTCTTTCTCTTTATTAAAATCTTCTTTAGTAACGCAAGGTAGAAACTTATGTGTCAATGCGTTTATGGAAGAATCTAAAAAACATGCTTATACTCATATGTTGTTTATTGATTCTGATATTGAATTTTCTTTTGATACCATTATGAAACTAGTAGCAGCGGAGAAAGATGTGGTCGCCGCTCCTTATCCTTTAAAAGATTTAGACTGGGGTAAAATTGCTAATAGAATTAAACATAAAAATATACAAGATGGGGATACTATGTCCAAACAAGGATTTACTTGGCCTTTGAAATTAGATGGTCAAAATCAAATAACTGCTATTAATGGAGTAGCGGAAGTCAGTCATGCTCCTACAGGATGTATGTTAATTAAAAGAGAAGTATTTGATAAAATGATTACCAAGTTACCAGAACTAAAAATTAATCAACCTACCATTGTTAATGGTCAAATGATTGAGAAAGAGTTTATGTATAACTTCTTTGATTGTTACCATGAACCAGAAACCAAGAAGTATTATGGAGAAGACTTTGGATTCTGTAAACGATGGTCTGAAATAGGTGGTAAATGTCACATTTTAGTAGATGAATATATCACTCATATAGGTGAGTACCGATATACCGGTAGGTTTATGGATGATCTTGATTTTAAAAAAGATTGACCTATACTGTAAAAACAAGTAAAGTATGTATTTTCAGGACTTTTGTGCCTGCCTCATTACTAACAATATTTAAAGGATTATGATATCTAGATCACAGATGAACAGACAATTATATCAAAACGGCGGAATTATGGGCGTAGCAAGAGAGAACTACGGAATAGGAAGCAGTATTAAAAAACGAATTAGAAAAATTATACCTAATGAAATAGCAGATATTGCAGTAAAAGCTGCACCGTTTGTT